ATAATACTAAGAAATCAATTTACCGAACAAGGAGATTTTCAATGTCTGAAGAAATTTTGGAACAAACGGCTGAAGAACTGGAAGAAGAGCAACAAGCTGTTGCGGTGTCTTCGGGCGAAGAAATTAACGAAGCCAAAGCTCAAAAAGAAGAAAATGATGATGAAGAGGAAAAAGATGAGGAAGAAGTAGAGGAAGCTGTCGAAATTCCTAGAACAAAAGCGGGAATGATGAAAGCTATCTATGATTCCCTTAATGGAATGAAGAAAGCTGATCTTTCTGATTCTTTTTCTAAAATTATGGGAGCCACTCTTTTTGAAGAAGAAGAGGAAGAAGAAGGTGACGATGATGAAGAAGAAAAACCAGTAGAATCAAAGAAACTCAGTAAGGAAGACCTAGAAATTGATGTCAAAGAAGACATTGATGCTATTGTTAGTGGGGAAGAACTTTCAGAAGATTTTAAAACTAAAGCGGCTACTATATTTGAAGCAGCTGTATCAGCTAAAGTTATTTCTGAGGTCAATGAAAGACTGCAAGTTTTTGAAGAAGAATACAAAAAAGAACTTTCTGAAGCTAAAGATGAGTATATAACCAATATGTCTGAAAAGATTGATGGTTATCTTAACTACGTCGTAGAAGAGTGGATGAAAGAAAATGAACTGGCTGTAGAAAAAGGAATTCGTTCTGAACTCGTAGAAGATTTCATGACCGGACTTAAAAACCTTTTTCAAGAGCATTATATTGACATTCCAGAAGAGAAAGTTGACTTAGTTGACGACCTCTTTGAGAAAGTCGAAGAACTTGAAAAGCAACTTGATGAATCCATCAATACTAATGTGGATGTCAAAAAAGAACTTGCTAAGTTCAAAAAAGAAGAAGTTTTGAGAAGTGTTTCGGAAGAACTTGCTGAAACCGAAAAAGAAAAACTCACAAAACTCGCAGATGGTATCGATTATGAAGATGATGGTCAATATCAAGAAAAACTTAAAGTATTGAAGGAAAATTATTTTCCAAAAGCAAGTGATACTCCTCAAACAATTTCTGAAGAAGTAGAAAATACTGAAACAGAAGAATTGGAGGAGTCTGTTGATCCATCTATTAGTCGTTATGTTAATGCAATGAAAAGACATAATTAATTTTTAATTTACTATAATTTTTAACCAATAGCTTTTTAGGAGATAAAAAAATGTATCTAGCTGAAGGACTACAACAAAAATGGGCTCCCGTCTTAGACCATGCTGACATGCCTAAGATTAAAGACCCATACCGAAGAGCGGTTACCGCCGTCCTTTTGGAAAACCAAGAAAAGGCTATGAAGGAGCAGGGCTCTCAAGATTCCTGGGGAATGTTGACAGAGGCAACTCCAACTGTAGCCACTGCAACTGCATCTTCATCTGGTGTTATCCAGTATCAAGATCCTGTCTTGATTTCGATGCTTCGCAGAGCAATGCCTAATCTTATTGCGTATGATGTCTGTGGTGTCCAACCTATGACCGGACCTACCGGACTTATTTTCGCAATGAGAGCACGTTATGACTCTCAATCAACTGGTACAGAATCCTTTTACAGTGAATCTGATCCTACTCATGCTGGTGCAGCTGCTGCTTCTCCTGCCACACATTCAAGTGGTGGAACTGCTGGTACTGACTATGCACAAGGTGGAACATCTTCAACTGTTGCTGGTGGTGTTGCAACTGCCTCAGGTGAGGGTTTGGGTATTACCGGAACTGCTGGAACTCATGGAGATGATTTCCAACAAATGGCATTCTCAATTGAGAGAGTAGCCGTTACTGCAAAGACACGAGCATTGAAAGGTGAATATTCAATGGAATTGTCTCAAGACCTGAAAGCCGTTCATGGTCTAGATGCTGAAACTGAACTCGCTAATATTCTTTCGCAAGAGATTCTTGCTGAGATTAATAGAGAAGTAGTACACAACATCTATTTTTCAGCTCAAAGTGGTGCACAACATAACACCACAGCAACAGGCATCTTTGATCTTGATACTGATTCCAATGGTCGTTGGTCAGTTGAGAAATTCAAAGGTCTGATGTTCCAGATTGAGCGTGAAGCTAATGCAGTCGCAAAAGCAACACGACGTGGTAAAGGTAACATCATAATCACTTCCTCAGACGTTGCTTCCGCACTTGCTATGGCAGGTGTAATGGATAACGCAGGAATTGATGACACAGGTAACACCTTTGTTGGTACACTGAATGGTCGCTACAAAGTTTATGTAGACCCTTATTTCAGTTCATCCGCATCCAACTTCTTTGTTGTTGGATATAAAGGATCTAGTGCTTATGATGCAGGCATTTTCTACTGCCCATATGTACCACTACAAATGGTGCGTGCGGTTGGTGAAAATTCATTCCAGCCTAAGATTGGTTTTAAGACCCGTTATGGTATGGTAGGAAATCCATTTGCAACAGCTTCCGGTCCTGGAACTATTGCAGCTGGAACCAACTATTACTACAGAATTGTTAAGGTTGCTAACCTGATGTAATTCTAGAGGGGAATCAATTGGTTCTATCAAAGGGGTGGTCACAATTTGTGGCTTCCCCTTTTTTTATGCTGACTAAATAATATAGAAGGGAATGTACTTATGTCAGTAATGCAAAATATGCCAGCAAATATTAGTTTACTTTCTCCAATTGGATTTAAGTTTGCTTTGTCTAAATTTCCAGAAGTAACCTATTTTTGTCAAGCAGCTAATATTCCAGGGATTTCTGTTGGTTCTGTAGAAGTTGGAACTCCAATGAAAGCTACTTATTTTCCAGGAGATGAAGTTATTTTTGATGAATTATCTATTCGATTTGTAATAGATGAAAATTTAAAGAATTGGATTTCCATATATGAATGGATTAGAGCATTAGGAACTCCAACCAGTCGAGATGCAGAACAATATGCAAAACGTGAAAAAGAAGATGAACTTACAACGGAAGGAATTTTAACAATTCTTACCAGTAACATGAATCCTCAAATGCATGTAAAATTCCATGATTTATTTCCACTTTCATTGTCAGGAATTAGCTTTGATACTGGCGCGACTGATGTAGAATACATTTCAGCTGATGTATCATTTCGATATGACCTTTATGAGATAGAAAATTTACTCCAAAATGAATCATCTTATGAAGGAGCACCAGTATATTCAGAATAATAATTAGGAGGTGATTTGAAACTTGAAGATATTCAAGAATTTTGGCATAAAGACCGTGAAATTGATTATTCAGAACTAGGGACTGAATCTATTAGAATTCCACAAATTCATGACAAATATTTAAAAATTTATACAGATGAGCGAATTAGGCTTAGGGGTTTAGAATTTGAATTAGCAAAATTAGTTCGTGCTAAGACAGATTTTTATTCTGGTAGAATGCCTCAAGAAGAATTAGAAAAGCTCGGATGGGAACCATTTTTAGGTAGACTTCTCAAAAATGAAATTAGTAACTATATTGAATCAGATGATGATTTTATTAAAATCAAGCAGAAAATTATAGTGTTACAAGAAAAAATTAATTATCTAGATTCCATTATTAAGATGATTAATAATCGAGGATTTCAGATAAAAAACGCCCTAGATTGGTTAAAGTTTTCTCATGGAAGTTTATAATGTAATTATTACTAAGAAGGATGAAGTCCATATTAAAGTTGATTGTGAACCATCTATTGCTCAAGAAATTTGTGATCACTTTACCTTTTTGGTTCCAGGGTATACTTTTATGCCCACTTATAGAAACCGTTTATGGGACGGTAAAATCCGTTTATTTAACATCTATAATAGATTATTATATGGGGGTTTACTAGAACACCTTTGTAAATTTTTATATCTCCACCAATATACAGTAAAATTTGAATCTAATTTTGAAGTCACAAAATGTGACCTCAGGTCAGAATTTATTGATTCATTAAAATTACCACATACTGTTAGAAAATACCAATTAGACGCAATAAATCATGCCCTTTCTAATCAAAGAACCTTATTAGTATCTCCTACTGCTTCAGGTAAATCCTTAGTCATCTATATATTAGTAAGATATCTGAAACTCAAAACATTAATTCTTGTTCCAACAATTTCTTTAGTAACTCAGATGTTTCAAGATTTCAGGAGTTATGGTTGGGATGCAGCTAATAACTGTCATACAGTTTATGCTGGAAGGGATAAAGGATCTGAATTACCTGTAGTGATTAGTACTTGGCAATCACTTTATAAAATGCCACAAAAATATTTTGAACAATATCAAATGGTAGTTGGTGATGAAGCACATGGATTTAAGTCTAAATCACTTACTTCTATTATGACCAAATGTATTAATGCAAAATATAGAATTGGAGCTACTGGAACCTTAGATGGAACTCTAACTCACAAATTGGTTTTAGAAGGACTTTTTGGAAAGGTATTTAAAGTAACTTCTACTAAGAAACTTATAGACGCTAAACACCTTTCACCATTTGAAATTAAGGCTTTAGTACTCAAACATCCAGATTCAATTTGTTTTGATTTGAGAAATTCGAATTATCAAGAAGAATTAGAGTATTTGATATCTTCAAAAGCTAGGAATGTTTTTATAAAGAATTTAGTATTAGATTTAGATACAAATACTCTTCTTTTATTTCGTTTTGTGGAAAAGCACGGACGCTTACTTTATAATATGATAAAGGAGAAAACTGATGTCAGTAATAGGAAAACTTTTTTTGTATATGGGGGAACAGACTCCGATACAAGAGAACAAATCAGACATATCGTCGAATCAGAAAGAAATGCAATTATTGTCGCCAGCTATGGTGTATTTAGTGTTGGCATCAATATTAGGAATCTTCATAACATCGTGTTTGCTAGTCCTACTAAATCACGCATAAGAAATTTACAATCTATAGGTAGGGGATTGAGAAAATCAGAAAAGAAGAATATTGCAACCCTTTATGATATTGCAGATGATTTAAGATATAAAGAAAAGAAAAATTACACTTTAGATCATTTTGAAGAAAGATTAGAAATATATAAGGATGAGAAATTTCCAGTTCGTACTTACAAAATTACTCTTAAAACTTAATCAGTTACTATTGCTACAGCAGCTGCAATTACTCTCACTTAAAACCTAA